TTTAGCCTTGTCTATACATAAAAAAGGGTATACCCTAGTAAATAGTTACTAGATTTTTATGCCTTTTGTTTTAGATCAGAGTCCTTCTTATAAATGGAAAGTAGAAGTTAATGTAAATAAAGATGGAACTGTACATACAGAAGTCTTTACTGCTTTATTTAAAAATATTACTCAATCAAGATTTAAAGAAATGGTAAAAATGGTAGAAGATAAACAAATTGAAGATATTGATGTTACAAAAGAAATATTAGTTGGTTGGGAAGATATGGAATCAGCAGATGGTACACAGGTAGAATTTAATAAATCTAACCTTAATAAGTTATGTGAAGTTAGAGGTTTTGCTACTGCTGTAGGTTATGCATTTATGGAATCTAATCAACAGATTTTTGAAAAAAACTAATAGGGGCAGGTGAGTATTGGGCTGTTGGCTCTACTGTCATTGATAAAACAGCAGAAGATGATGCAGTATTAGGTATAAAAGTAGAAAAAAAAGAAATAGATAATAATTATTATGTATATCCACAAAATTGGGAAACTGTACAAATGTTTTTACGTTGTCAGACACAATGGCGTGTAGGAATAAGTGGAATTATTGGGTTAGACTATACATCTGTCTTAGAAATGATTAAACTGTATTTAGTAGAAGATACTGTTGCTATGCTAGAAAAATTACAAATCCTAGAAGCAGCAGTATTACAAGCATTAAATAGAGATAAATAATATGGCAAAGTTTGATTTAGTAGTAGCAGCAAAAACTGTAGGTGCAGCTTCTATAAAAAGACTTGGTAACTCTATGCAGGGTGTATCAGGTAAAGTAAAAAATTTAAGGCTTGCAATGGGTGGCCTTAATAAGACATTTGCAACATTTGGTTTGATAGTCTCTGGTGGTGCATTTGTAGGACTTGTAAAAGGTGCAATAGATAGTGCAGACAGTTTCGGTAAAATGGCAGATCAAACTGGTATTGCAGCTAATACATTACAGGCTTATGTAAACGCAGGTAAATTAGCAGGTGTTAGTCAAGAAACTATAGACAAAGGGTTAAAAAGATTAGCACAATCAATGAGGGAAGCAGACCAGGGTGTTGCTACTTATAAAGATAGTTTTGATTCATTAGGAATATCTGTAAGAGGTACAGATGGCACATTGAAAACAAGCGAACAGGTATTAGGAGAAGTTGCAGATAGGTTTGCGACTATGGAAAATGGTGCAACAAAAGCAGCTATATCTATGGAAATATTTGGTAGGTCAGGGGCTAATTTAATAAATTTACTTAATGGTGGTGCAGCTTCATTAGAAGAATTTAACTATGCAGTATCGGATGAATTTGCACAAAATGCAGAATTTTTTAATGACCAAATAGCAGTATTAGCAATAAGGTTTGATGGATTTAGAAAACAACTCACAGATGCATTATTACCTACATTAAATAATTTAGTAAAAATGTTTAGTAATATACTTAGCTCAGATAAAGATTTTGATGCGTTTTTTAAAGGTATAGAAGTTGGGCTAAAAATAATATCAAGTTCTGTATTTACAGTGGTTGCTGGTTTTAGATTTTTATCAACAACAATCAAATCTATAATTAGTGCCTTAAATCAATTACGTCAAGGAAACTTAGCTGGTGTTGGTGATGCATTAGGTGGTGGTCTGACAGAAACAAATGAGCAATTAAAAAAAGATATGCAAATATTCAAACAAATTTTTACAGGTGAAGAAAATGCACCTGCTACATATTTCAGTAAAGGTACAAAAAGCGTACAAGAATTTACAGAAGAAATTACAAAATCTTTTGGTGGTCAAATGCAATCTAAGCTTAAAACTTTTAACGATAGTATAAAAACAATACAAGAATCTATGGCAGATGTTGTTGTTAAAGGAATAAAAGGTATGGAGGATGCATTAGTAGATTTTGTTATGACAGGTAAATTAAATTTTAAAAACTTAGCTAATTCAATTATTGCTGATATGGCACGTATAGCTATACAACAAACTATTACTCAACCCTTTACTAATTTTTTAACAGGCTTATTTGGAAGTGCAAATGGTAATGCATTTGTTGATGGTAAAGTACAAAAATATGCCTATGGGGGCATAGTCTCACGTCCTACCGTTTTTCAGATGAAGAACGGAATGGGTTTAATGGGTGAGGCAGGTGCTGAGGCGATTATGCCCCTTAAACGTGGTTCTAATGGGAAACTTGGAGTGCAAGCTACTGGTGGTGTTGGTAATATTGTAGTTAATGTAGATGCTAGTGGAACCTCTGTACAAGGTGATGAAGCACAAGGCAAAGAACTAGGACGTCTTATATCAGTTGCAGTACAATCTGAAATAGTACAGCAGCAAAGACCAGGAGGATTGCTTGCATAATGGCTACATTTCCAGCAGTTGAGGCTAGTTATGGATTGCAAAAACAATCTGCACCATTAACTCGTACTGTTCGCTTTGCAGATGGATATGAACACCGTCTTGTATTTGGGTTGCCACAAAATCAAAATCCAAAAATATATGAGTTAATGTGGAATAATATTACAGAAGCAGAAAGTGATACTATTGAAACTTTTTTAGATGCAAGAGCAAATGATAGTGCAAGTTTTACATATACACCACCTAGAGAATCAACTTCATATCAATTTGTTTGTGAAACATGGTCTAAAACAATTAATTATTCTAATTTAGCAACTATAAAAGCAACCTTTAGAGAAGTATTTGAACCAGCATCATAATGGCAACTACTTGGACTTCTAACACTAGCGTATCTGTTGGAAACATTATTGCTCCAACGAGTGCAAGTGCTGGATTATTTTTTAAAGTAACTACTGCTGGTACTACTGGTTCTAGTGAACCAAGTTGGGCAACTTCTATAGGTCAGACAGTTTATGATAATGATGTTAGATATATTTCTTTAAGTGCTACTTTTAGTGATTTGCAATCTATTAATCCATCAGCAATTATTGAATTATTTACACTTCAATTATCTAATACATTGCATGGTGCGACTACAGTTTACAGATTTCATGCTGGTAGTAACTTAAATGCAAATGGAAAAATAATTTGGGCTGGTAATGAGTATCTTAGATTTCCAATACAAGCTACAGGTTTTGCTTTTCAACAAGGTCAGTTACCTAGACCAAAAATAATTATAAGTAATGCGACAGGACTAATTTCAGCAATATTGTTAAGTGTGAATGAAACTACAACTGGTAATGATCTTACGGGTGCAACAGTTACAAGAATAAGAACATTAGCAAAATTTATTGATGCTGCTAATTTTGCTGACGGTAATAATCCCACAGCAGATAATACAGCAGAATTTCCGCAAGAAATTTATTCTATAGATAGAAAATCAACAGAAAATAGGGAAGTTGTTGAATTTGAACTTGCTGCTCCTACGGATTTAGCTGGAGTTCGTATCCCAGGTCGTCAATGCACAAGAAGCGATTTTCCTTCTATTGGTACGTTTGTCGCATGACTTGGAAATATAAAGCACTACTTCATGCTCAATATGAAGATCCAAAAGAATCTTGTGGACTTCTTTTAAACGTTAAGGGTAAAGAGAGGTATTATCCATGTCGTAATCTTTCAATAACAGATCATCAATGTTTTATCATTGACCCAGAAGATTATGTAAAAGCAGATAATGCTGGTGAAATTGTTGGTGTTGTTCATAGTCATCCCATAACACCACCTACTCCTAGTCAAGCAGACAAGATTAGTTGCGAAAATAGTAATTTACCTTGGTATATTGTTAATCCAAAGACAGAACAATGGGCATATTTAGAACCTTGTGGATACAAACCACCATTATTGGGTCGTCAATGGGTGTGGGGTATTACTGACTGCTGGAGTTTAGTTAGAGATTGGTACAGAGAAGAAAAAAATATACATCTCAAAGATTGGGATAGACCTACCACACCTCAAGAATTTTTAGAAAAACCATTATTTGAAAGTTGTGCTTGGAGAACAGGTTTTAGGGAACTAAGATATGATGAAAAGCTGCAAAATGGTGATGTACTTTTAATGTCCATATTGCATCCAACTTTAAATCATGTAGCATTATTTTTTGATGGTGATGTAATTCATCATTTAACCGATAGACTATCTTGTAGAGAGCCTTATTCTGAATGGTTGTTAAAATGTACTGGAAAGAGGTATCGGTATGTTTCGTAAAGTAAAACTATATGGAGAATTAGCAAAATTTGTTGGACATAAAGAGTTCGAGGTAAAAGCTGAAACAGTAGGGAAAGCTGTAAGTTTTTTAGTTTATAATTTTCCAGGCATAGAGTCTTACATGAACCCAAAATATTACCAAATTAAAGTAGGCGATAGTGATATTGGAGAGGAAGAAATACATTATCCTGTGGGTAAACAAGATATACATTTTATTCCTGTAATTAGTGGTGCTGGTAAAGGGTTTGGAAAAATATTATTAGGTGCAGCATTGATCGGTTTATCATTTATAAATTTTCCTGGAGCTGGAGGTGGATTAATGTCTGCTTTTGAGGGAGGTAAATTTATTGGGCTAGGCAAAGTTGGTATGATTTCCAAAGGATCAGCTTATGTTGGTGCTTCTTTACTATTAACTGGAGTATCTGAATTGTTATTTCCGTTACCTAAACTGGAAAATTCAGAAGAAGATCCACAGTTATCCTTTAATTTTAGTGGAGTGCAAAACACATCAAGGGCTGGCACACCTGTACCAATAGTGTACGGAGAAATATTTACGGGTTCTGTTGTAATTTCAGCAGCAATAGACACTAATCAGGTAGAAGCATGACAGACGAACCTAAACTTATTAAAGGATCTGGAGGTTTCTTTGCTCCCAAACCACCACCAGCACCTTACCGTGCTCCTGATACTTTACATAGTAGAAGTTTTGCTACTATTCAAGATTTAATATCTGAAGGAGAAATTGAAGGTTTTGCAACAGCCTCAAAAGAGGGAAGAACAAAGGGAACTGCTGCTTATTTAGAAGCGGCAAAGAAAGATGTATTTTTAGATGACACTCCAGTTTTAGAAGCTAGTGCCGATAGTACTAATCCACAAGCAGTAGATTTTAATTTTGCAGATGTTGGGTTTGATACTCGTTTTGGCACGTCTAGTCAAACAGCACTACCTGGAATACCAGCAGAAACCAGATCACCAACTGCTGTTGCTGTTACTGTGACCACTTCTGCTTCTGTTACTAGACAAATTACAAATACAGATGTAAATGCAGTTATTGTTACTTTAACTTGGCCTCAAATTCAAGTAGCTGAAGATGACGGAGATGTTAGAGGAGATACTATTGAATACAAAATACAGGTTCAATATAATTCTGGTGGATATTCAGATACTATAAGTACTTCTGTTAGTGGTAGAACAGCAGATGCTTATGCCAGAGATCATAGAATAAACATCACAGGTTCTTTTCCTGTAGACATAAGAGTAGTTCGAGTTACAGCAGACAGTACTGAATCATCAAGAGTAAATGCTTTTCAATTTACAAGTTTTCAAGAAGTAATTGATAACAGTTCAACTTATGATAATAGTGCTTATGCTGCTCTTCGTTTAGATAGTAAACAATTCAATCGCATCCCAAGAAGAGCGTACAGAATAAGAGGAATAAAAGTAAGAATCCCTGGTGCTGGTGCATCAGGTACTGGTACTCCTCAAGTAATAAAGAATCAAGCTGAAGCTGACGCTTTAAATCTTGGTTCTTTAAGTAGTTTTGGTTTTATATATTATCCACCAGGTTATATTTTTAATGGAACTATGGGTGCTGCTGTTTACACTAACTGCCCTGCAATGTGTTTACTTGATCTCCTTACAAATACTCGTTATGGTTTGGGAAATCATATTGTTGACAGTAACCTAGATTTATTTAGTTTTGTTCACGCGAGTAAATACGCTAATGCATTAGTTTCTGATCTTTTAAATAGTCAGGAAGCTAGATTTAGTTGCAATGTTAATATTCAAAGTCCTAAAGAAGCATTTGCAGCAGTAAATGATTTGGCTGGTGTTATGAGATGTATGCCAATATGGTCTGCTGGAGGCATAACTTTATCGCAGGATGAATCAAAATCAGCTAGTTATTTATTTAACTTAGCCAATGTAGGAGAATCAGGTTTTAGTTACTCAGGAAGTAGTTTAAAGCAACGTCATAATGTTATTTCTGTTAGCTACTTCAATATGGACTCAAAAGAAATTGATTTTGAACTTGTAGAAGATTCAACATCTATAACAAAAGTTGGAAGGACAGTAAAACAAGTCAAAGCATTTGCTTGCACTTCACGGGGTCAGGCAATAAGACTTGGGAGAGCAATACTATTTGCTGAACAAAATGAATCAGAGACAATTACTTTTTCAACCTCGATAGATTCTGGTGTAGTGGTCAGACCTGGAGCCATTATTGAGATAAACGATCCAGTGAGGGCAGGAGCTAGAAGAGGTGGTCGTGTTGTGGCAGCAACAACTACTACTATTACTATTGATGCAGAGGCACAAACAACTTTACCGTCTTTAACGGATAGCCCAACAATAAGCGTAATTCTTTCAGATGGATCGGTAGAATCTAAATCTATATCTAATATCTCAGGTGCAGTTTTAACTGTAAGTTCTGCATTTACGTCAGCACCAAATGTTAATTCTCCATATTTAATATCTAGTACAACATTACAAACTCAGCTATTTAGGGTAATTCAAGTAGAAGAACAGGATGATATTAACTATATAATTACAGCTTTGTCTTATGTTGACGGTAAATATGATTTTATTGATGATCCAACTGTTTCTTTACCAACAAGAACTATATCGTTACTAAATCAACGTGCACCATCCCCAAGTTTTTTAAATGTTGCTGAAAAAACTGTTGTAATTAATAATATTGCTAGAAGTAAACTTATTATTAGCTGGCAAGCTGTAACTGGTGTTACACAATACCTTGTTAATTACAAATATGAAGATACTAACTTTGTTTCACAAGTAGTATTTAGTACTGATTTTGAACTTTTAGATAGTAAAAAAGGTACTTACACAATTCAAGTGCTTTCATATAATCAAGCTTTATTTTTATCTAAAAATCCAACGGAAACTACTTTTAATGCCATTGGTACAACTGCTTTACCAGAAAACGTATCTGGATTAACTATTGAACCTGTTAATGAACAACTAGCAAGAATAAGATTTGACCAAGCAACTGCTATTGATGTATTACATGGTGGTCGTGTTTATATAAGACATTCAAATTTAACTGGAGGTTCTGCTACATTTCAGGCAGCCCAAGATATTATTCAAGCTGTACCTGGTAATGCAACTGAAGCTTTAGTTCCAGCATTAGCTGGTACATATCTTGTTAAGTTTCAAGATGATGGAGGTAGGTTTAGTGATACAGAAGCAAGTATAACTGTATCTCTTGTTGATGTTATTGATTCTATTACCATAAAAACAGATAGAGAAGATACTGACAGTCCACCTTTTAATAATACGACTTCCAGTTTATTTACTAATACTCAATACGACTCAACTAAAGGTGGTTTGATTCTTAGCAATCCAGCATCAAATTTAACTGGTACTTATGACTTTGTTGATACTTTAGATTTAGGTGGTACATTTTCTCTTACTTTGAAAAGACATTTTCAAGGTGTTGGATATTATACAGGAGATTTATTTGACAATAGAACGGATCTTATAGATACCTGGACAGACTTTGATGGAACTGTTGCTAATGAAGCAAATGCAAGAATTTCTGTACGCACCACGACTGATGATCCTAGTAGTTCGCCTACATATACAGATTTCAACGATTTTGCTAATGGAGTGTTCAAAGGTAGAGGATTTCAGTTCAGAGTTACTTTACAAACAGTTGACTCGGCACAAAATATGAATCTTCAACAAGCAGGGTACACAGCATCAATGCCATCAAGAGTTGAACAATCTGCTGTTATAGCTTCTGGAGCAGGAGCAAAAGCAGTCACATTTGCAGCACCATTTTTTGTTGGAACGTCTGCATTAGGAAACTTAAATAGTTTTTTACCTTCTGTTAATATCTCTCCACAAAATATGGCAACAGGAGATTACTTTGTCTTAAGTGGTATATCTGGAACTGGTTTTACGGTTCACTTTAAAGACTCAAGTAATGGTAGTATTGATAGAGATTTTACATACAGTGCTGCTGGTTTTGGTAAAGGAGGTTAACATGAAAACAACGAGTATTTAATTGTGGCTGACGTATCTAATTACACTATTGAAAACGCTTCGGGAGCAAACGTAAGAATTGACCTGAACAATGTTTTTGGGGCGATCCAGTCAAGTAATTCAAAATCATCGGATTTATTATCAAGTCAATGTGTTGCTGGTATGCTTTTTGTTAATACCACTTCAAATACTTTAAAAATTAGAAATAGTGCAAATAGTGCTTTTACTGATATAGGAAGTATCAATACAGCTAATTTAGGTCTTTTACCTGTTGCTGGTGGTACTATGACAGGTCAACTTTTAACTGATGATGGAGGCACTGCTGCTGCACCAGCTATATCTTTTGACGGTGACTCTGATACTGGATTATTTAGAAGTGCTGCTAATGAAGTCGCTATTTCTACGGCTGGCACAGAAAGATGGACTGTTTTATCTGATGGTAGTTTAACCACTCATGCTAGAGATGTTGCTGACTTTTTAACAACTCGTGGTGCTGCATTTTATACAAATGGTGATAATTTTAATGGGTTAGCTCTTGTAAAAAATCAATATAGCTGGGGTACTCCTTTATTTATTCAATTATTAGATGCTGCGAACTCAAGCACCTTACCTGCTGGCGGTTATAGAAATATTTTAGAAATACAATGGAATACTGGTACATCTGGAACAGGAACAGCGGTTGGTGGTATTTCAACAAATGGTACTACAACAAATTATGCAACAAGCTCAGATTACAGATTAAAAGAAAATGCTGTTAATGTTTCAGATGGTATTACAAGATTGAAAACTTTAAAACCGTATAGATTTAATTGGAAATCTGACAGTTCAAAAACAGTTGACGGTTTTTTTGCACATGAAGTAACGGCAGTACCAGAAGCTATAGTAGGTACAAAAGACCAAGTTGAACCAGCAGATGATGATATGCGTGGTGTTAAAAAAGGTGATCCTGTTTATCAATCTATAGATGAATCGAAATTAGTTCCTTTACTTGTAGCAGCATTGCAAGAGGCAGTTGCTAAGATAGAAACATTAGAAACTAAAGTTGCTGCACTTGAGGGAAGCTAATGGCTGTCTACAAAACTGCTAGAAAAAATTTTACAGTTCAAAGAAGGGCAGATTTTCCTCTTCAATTAAGATTCAAAGATTCTGCTGGTACAGTAACTGATCTTACAGGATACACTGTTGCTGCACAAGTTTGGAATAATGAGCGTTCTAATAAATTTGCAGATTTTAGTGTTACTTATACAGATAGACCTAATGGATTGGTTGATTTAAAATTAAGTGATACTGATACTGAAAATTTTTCTTTAGCTATTCTTGATTATGACATAAAATTAACAGATCCTAACGGTGATAAATTTTATCCTTTAGAGGGTAAACTGTTTATAAGTGAAGGTTACACATCATGAGTTCGTCTAATCCTATTGCCATTGTTGAAATTATTAGCCAAGGGCCACAAGGGCCAGCAGGCGCGGACGGAGCCCAGGGGCTACAAGGAGAAGGTTCTGCAACAGTCACTATAGGTACAGTAACCACAGGAAATGCTGGTACAAATGCTTCAGTCACTAATGTTGGTAGTGCAACAGCAGCTACATTAAATTTTACAATTCCAAGAGGAGATGCTGGTGATCAGGGGATACAAGGAATACAAGGAATACAAGGCATTCAAGGTGTAGCTGGAAATGATGGAGCAGATGGAGCGATCAGTGATGGAGATAAGGGAGATATTGTTGTTAGTAATTCTGGTGCAACTTTTACTATTGATAATGATGTTGTTACTGCTGCTAAGTTAGCTGACACTTCTGTTAGTGCTGGTAGTTACACAAATACAAATATTACAGTTGATGCACAGGGAAGGATAACATCTGCTGCATCTGGTTCTGCTGGTGGTGTTACTTCAGTTACAGGCACAACCCCTATAGTTTCTTCTGGTGGCTCGACTCCAGCTATCAGTATTTCAGCAGCCACAACATCTGCTGCTGGTTCTATGAGTTCAGCAGATAAAACAAAATTAGATGGTATTGAAAGTAATGCAACTGCAGATCAAACAAACGCAGAGATAAAGACAGCATATGAAGCAAATGCAGATACTAATGTTTTTACTGACGCAGAAAAGACAAAATTAACAGTTATAGAAACCAGTGCTACAGCAGATCAGACAGGAGCAGAAATTAAAACAGCATATGAAGCAGAATCTAATACCAATGCTTTTACTGATGCTGAAAAATCAAAACTTACTGCAATAGAAGCTAGTGCAGATGTCACAGACGCAACCAATGTAGACGCTGCTGGTGCGGTAATGAATACTGACGCTTCAACTGCTGCAATGAGTTTTGTTGTTGATGAAGATAACATGGCATCTAACAGTGCTACCAAAGTTCCAAGCCAACAATCAGTAAAAGCTTATGTTGATGCTAATAGTAGTGATACAACTTACACTGCTGGAACAGGTTTAACATTATCTGGAACTACTTTTAATGTAGATCAAATAGCACTTACTACTGTTCAGACAGCAGCAAATGAATCTGCACAATTAGGTCTTACGACCCAAGAAGGAGATATTGTTGTCAGATCAGACCAGAATAAGTCTTATGTGAGAAATAGTGGAACTGCTGGAACAATGGCAGATTTCACAGAACTATTAACACCTACAGATCAAGTTTTATCTATTAATGGTAATACAGGAGCAATATCGGCTGCACAGATAGCAGCAGCAGTAGAAGCAGCCACAGACTCTAATACTTTTACAGACGCAGATCATACGAAACTAAATGCGATAGAGACTGGAGCGACTGCGGATCAAACTGCTACCGAGATAAAAACATCGTACGAAAGTAATAGTAATACAAATGCTTTTACAGATGCGGAGCAAACAAAACTATCAGGTGTTGAAGCATCAGCTACAGCCGATCAAACCGCAGCAGAGATTAGAACTTTAGTAGAAAGTGCTAGTGATAGTAATGTATTTACTGATGCTGACCATACAAAACTTAATGCTATCGAAGCTTCTGCAACCGCAGACCAAACTGGTGCTGAAATAAAAAGTTTATACGAGGGAGAAAGTGACACAAATGCATTTACTGACGCTGAAAAAACAAAGTTATCAGGAATAGAAACTTCAGCCACAGCAGATCAAACAAAGTCAGATATTGATGCTCTTGGTATTGCAGCTACAACCGCAGCTACACTTGCAACTGCTCGTAATATAGCTGGTGTGAGCTTTGATGGTTCGGCAAATATTTCTCTAAACAATAATGCTATTACTAACGGTGCTGGATATATTGATGGTTCAGCTTTAAATGCAGCTAATTTAAGTTCTGGAACGATACCAGATGCTAGATTCCCTGCTACATTACCAGCAGCTTCGGCAGCAAACTTAACATCAATACCAGCAGCTAATCTTACTGGTACACTACCAGCGATAAGTGGTGCAAACTTAACAAACTTACCAGGTGGTTTAGTTGGTAGTTCAAACGAAAAATTATTTGTTGAAGCAGAAAATCAAATGGACAACAGCTTTACTACAACAGCAAACTTTAACTATGTAGCAGCAAGTCCTATGACTATTGCTTCTAGTGCTACCCTTACAGTGAGTGCTAATTCTACTATGACGTTTGTTTAAAAGTGGATATATTTATAAATATGATTTACAATAGAAAAAACAGTTTTTAAATATGTCAAAAGTTATTGTTGACGAAATTCAAACTGATACCACGAATGGGAATGTAAGAGTTATTCCTAACGGTACTGGTGCTTTAGAAGTAAAAGGTGCTGGTGGTGATGATGCGATATTGCAATTAAACTGTTCTGCACAAAGTCATGGTGTAAAGCTTAAATCCCCTGCTCATAGTGCTGGTCAAAGCTATACAATGATCTTGCCAGACAATCAAGTAGCAGCAGATAAGTATTTAAAAGTTAAGAGCATTACAGGTAGTGGAGCCACAGCAGTAGGACAGTTGGAGTATGCAGATGTAGCTGGTGGTGGTGCTTATGATTTTGTAAGCAAAACTACAGTGTCTTCAAGTGTTTCTCAGGTAGATTTTAATCCTGCTGGTGGTTTAAGTGCTGGACAATATAAACTTGTAGGTAAAAAAGTTTTAAAAAGTCATTATGACGGTGAAATAGAAATTGCACCTTTTGTTAATGGAGGTACAAGTATTGTTTATAGTGGTTGGAGATATATCCTTCATAAGTATGGTTCTGCTCAAGGCTATGCTACAGCTATGACACAATTCGTAAATTACAATAAAATTACACTTGATCCTAATTATCAAGAAGGTATTGACAGTTCAAATATTGGTCATGAAACTTTTGAAATGGAATTTAGCACAGATTATAATAGTTGGTTCAAAGCAACTTCTGTTGGTACTGGAAATCAACAGGAATACGTAGATGTATATGGACATTTATCTAAAGATAATTTTCCTTATGCAAGTAATAAACTTACTGGATTAAGATTTACTTTAGCTAATAGTCGAACTATTGATACAGGTAGTGTTTTTATTCTTTTTAAACTAAAAGAAAGCTAATGAAAAAAATTGTTAATGGTGTTGTATCTAAAATGACTGATGCGGAAATCGCAGAATACAACGCAAATCAACCAACAGAATCAGAGATTCTTGCTAAAAAATGGCAAGATGTACGAACACATAGAAATTATTTATTAGCAGATTGTGATTGGAGAGCTTTTAGTGACCTTACTTTAGCTGACGAATGGAAAACCTATCGTCAAGCATTAAGGGATGTACCTACACAATCAGACCCTGATAACATCACTTGGCCCACAAAACCTAATTAAATTATTATGTCAACAATAAAAGTAGAAGAAATACAACATCCGTCCAACTCTAATAACGCAGTATCTATTGCATCAGATTCTAGTGTTAGCTTAAAACATAGTGGATCTGCAAAGCTGGCAACTTCATCTACAGGTGTAAATATAACTGGAACTTGCACAGCTACAACTCTTTCTGGATCATTAGCATCATCTAATTTAACAGGTGCTTTACCTGCTATTGACGGTTCAGCTTTAACTGGCGTTGGTGGTGGTTCCTTAGAGTTTATAAAAAAAATAAGCCCTTCTGCAAATACAACTTCAATAGTAGAAACAGGTCTTGCTTATGACAGTGTATATAGACTTGTTGTAAGACATTTAAAACTTGATTCAATGACTCGAGAGATACAATTTACTCCACACATGGACAACAGTTCAAGTAAGTTTGTTTATAACTATTCTAACGGTGTGGTCAGTTATAGTTTTGTATGTGATTATGGTGTTGGTTATGTTACTCGAGATAGTTACTGGGTATTTGAAACTGGTGGTTATGAATCTCAGTATTATGGAGGTCATATAGATTTTGGTACAACTGAACGACCTTGGATTGAAGGAACTCTACGGGGTAATACTCACAGATCTTTCTCTATTATGAATGGCAGAAAAGCGCAACAAAATAATACTAACAATGACTCAAACCAAACAGGAACTTATGCAAAAATGAATGGATTTACTTTAGAGACTTATAATGGGTCGTATGATTTTAATCCTGATACTGAATTATTATTGTACAAATTTAAGGAGTCCTAATGAACAAATTAGTAAATGGTCAACTTATATCTCTAACTGCTGAAGAAATAGCAGAAGTAGAAGCTAAAAGGGCTGCTGCACCTTCAGAAACAGATATTAAATGGATTCAAGTAAGGAATGAAAGAAATCGTTTATTGTCAGAAACAGATTGGGTGGCTGCAAGAGCATCTGAAACAGGAGTTGCTGTAAGTAATGAGTGGAAGACTTATCGTCAAGCCTTAAGAGATGTACCAACTCAATCCGACCCAGGTAATATTACATGGCCAACAAAACCAAGTTAAGAGGACAAATTATGAAATTAATAGTAAAATCAAACTAAAGCAGTAAATTATTATGTCAAGAATAAAAGTAGATGATATACGGTCTAGGCAAAATAGCACCCATGATGCAATATCGCTTGCTGCTGATTCTAGTGTTGCCTTAAAACATAGCGGATCTGCAAAGCTTGCAACTACAGCTACAGGTATTACTGCAACAGGTGGTACGTTTACAGGCTCTGTTGTTTTTGAAGATGCAATAAATGAAAATGTATTTGCTATAACTGACGCTTCTTCTGTTGCCTTAGATCCTGATAATGGAATGGTACAAACTTGGACATTAGGAGCAAATAGAACTGCAACCGATAGTTTAACTACAGGTCAATCAATGCTACTCATAGTAACAGCAACTGGTTCTAGTTACACTTTGACATGGCCTACTATGACATGGAGAGGTGGCTCTGCTCCAGACTTAGGTGGTGCAACTCCCACCGCAATAGAATTATTTAAAGTTGGAAGCACACTTTATGGAGCTACAATAGGAGATTTAGGGTGAGATCACACCGTCTTAGAGTTGCTAATGCACAAGGCCCGAATATTGTTACAGATGGATTGGCATTTCATGTAGATGCTGGCAATGCTTCTTCATATTCCGGCTCTGGCTATCAAGTAAATTCTTTAGTCGGCAGTATAAATAATAATAATGGCACAGGTTATGACGGAACTATAAGTCATACTGCTGTATCTGGATCTAACCCTGCATTTTTTACATACCCAAGTAATGTAACTTTTGGACAGGCATATGCTAGTAGTGAATTTGATATTATTACTTATCCAAATTTTAGTGTAGATATGTGGGTTAGACTTGGTGCTAGTGGCAACGCATCATGGGGAAGAGTATTAGGTTTAAAAAGACACGCTTATAGTGTTGGTTCTGTAGGTGACACAAACGCTAGTAATACTCGTTTAAGTTCTGTTTTCATCAATGCCAGTAGTAGCGACAACCCCTCACTTTCTTGGTTTCATTATAGTGCTGGAAATGGTAATAGTGGAAGTGGCTATAATAATGCTCAAATAACAACTCCAAACTTAGGAACTGGTGGTTGGTTACAAAACAAGTGGTTTCATCTTGCTATAGTTAATGATTCGTACCCTGCATGGAGTTATGGAGGATATAGAAGATATTATATTGATGGCGTGAGAGTGAACAGTACACAATATGGTGGCCCTCACTATAAAGATACTCGAAACCCTGCCTCTCCAAATAATAACGGTACTTTTTACCTTTATTTAGGAGGTAGTGAAGGCACAGGTGGTTATCAATCACGTTTTGTTGGTGATTACTCTATATATAGATTCTATAAAAATAAAGTATTATCAGACGCAGAGGTAGCTAAGAATTGGAACCAACAAAAAGCCTTATTTGGGCGTTAATTACTAAATTATTATTATGAACTACGCAATTATTGATGGCACTACTGTAAAAAGCACTGGTACGATCCAACAATTATTTCCTAATACTAGCTTTACTGTTGCTGGCCCAAATGCAGATTTTTTAACAGCAAATAATACCGTTGAACTTGTAGAAACTCTTACCTTTACAACCCCAACACAAAAGCTATCTACAGTAGATGCTTATGTTGATAGTGGTAAAGCTTATACAGTTAAGGTAGAATCTACAACTTCAGATGAGCAGACTACTCTAACAAATAATAAATGGGGAGAGGTAAGAATTGAAAGAGAACGTAAGTTAAAAGATACAGATTGGAGAGCTAGTAGTGACCTTTCCATGTCTGATGCTTGGAAAACTTATAGACAGGCTTTGCGTGATATTACAACACAAGCAGATCCATATAATATTACTTGGCCTACAGAACCTAGCTAAGAATAAAAGCTGCTGTTACACTATAAGAAACACAGTAACTACTAATGGCTCGTAAAACAGACGCAGAACTACAGCAACGCATACAAGAATTAAAAAATAATCAAGAACAAGCTGTTCAGGTTGCTAATAATTGTCGTGACGAGATTATGCGTATTGAAGCTATATTAGTAGATAGAGCAGAGGCCGAAACTGAAAAAAAGTCTATTGCGAAATAATAGAAAAGGAGTGTAAATTCTGTGGCAAAGTGTTTGCTACCACAGAACAAAGAAGGAAATATTGTTCTAATGCTTGTAAAACTAGGTATTATCGTAGAAAAAAATCTAGTTAGTTTCAGTTGATACTTGTCTTGTTACGATTCCGAGCGTAACATAAAGGGGAGCCAAAGCCAAAATTCCTGTGAAGGTTATGATAGTAACAGGTACTAAAGCTCTTAAAAACGTTTCTTTAATCATGTTTCAAAAAATTGCTAACGTCTTATCCATTTTATCATTCGTTCTTATAAGCACAACTTTAGGAGCTTCGTACTTTGGTTATAAGTATGTAACTTCAGAACAGTTTAAATCCAAACTAATGAAAGAAGTCATGGGTAATGTTTCTGGGCTATTGCCCAACGTATTAGATAAAGGTTTACCAGAGATGACAGGGCCATCTGTAGTAGTACCAAAAGGAAAAGATTGGACTAAATTTTAAAGTTATATGAATACTAATATTATTTTTAAAGGAGTAGCTGTAGGACTTGGTACTGCTTTTGTATCTGCTCAATTTTATACAATTAGTTTATTAAGCAAGAAATCTAATTTACCTATGTTTGATTTACCTGTTAGTAAATATTCTACTTATGAGATTGAAGCTGATATGCAAGGTTATAGAATCAGACATCGTATGCACGATCCAAGGATTATTGCATCAATGGAAACAAGCAAAAAACCAGCAGGGTTTTTAGGAGCAAGTAAGGCTTTATCTACAAAAGAAACTCAAAAAGTAGCTGGAGAAAAAGATATAACCGTTGTGAATAATGGTGAGTTAACAGCAAAACAAATAGTCTGTATAAAAGAAAAAGCTAAAGGTGAATCTACTGGACAACTTATTGGAACGTCAGTAGCTACAGGAACAGGACTTGCAACCTCATTATCTAATGTTCCTATTGTCGGCTGGTTCTTGTCTGGTTTTGCTACAAACCAAGCTAGAAGAGAAGGTGGTAAGTTAGGTGCAGATATGGCTTCTGACTTTAACGACTGTTAATGCCTGAGATTAAAATTCAAGAAATAAATATTCCTAAAGTACAAGTTTATGAACCATTTATTCCAAGAATAAAAAAAGTACCAAAATTAATTGTTGATTATCCAGGTTGTATAAAAGTTCATAGAAATAATTTATTTACTGAAATAGATATTGATGAGAACGGTACTGTCATTGAGTGCGGAACACAGATGCCAAGCTATGAGCCATTAAATTACACACCTATGTATTTCAGCGGAACTCAGTCAACTCTTACTAATAAGGCAGAACAAAAGACAGTCCAAAGACCTGTTCAACAAGAAATACCAAAGAAGAAAAAAGAAGATGAACTTTATATACCTTGCCCACCTTTAAACCCTCAATTTATGAAAGGTGATTACAGAAATGACAAAAGGATTCAAAGATTTGATTTTTACGAAAGAATAGAGATAAATGGAGTTCTTGAGTGTGTCGAAAATTGGGAAGAAGTACCATTCAGAGAAACTTTTATTGGGACACCTCAAAGTCTTATATCTACTTCTTTGTTAGGTGTGGTTGCTGGTGGCTCTGCGATTTTGGCTCCTTTAATAAAAAAGCTTATCTCTACAATATTTAAAAAATTAAAGAAAAAGATTTCAAAAGAGAAAAAAAAGGTAGAATAATATTAAGCATCTGTCTTATGGGTCGCTCCATAATGAGAAGACGTTAGGTTAAAAGCCTAGTCGCCAGTTGCTTATTTTAATTGATGCGTATGCGGTATAACTTGACCCATCTGTGGCTTAACTAGAACATCGGCACAAATTGCATGGTAAGGACTTTTTGGGTGATAAACTATTCCTGTAATTTTTAATTCGCCACAGTTTTTCAATCTTGCCAATTCATAATCTAGCATTTTATTATTTAATATTTGATTTTGTATTTTCTCTTGTGTAGTAGCTGACTTTAAACAGGCATCTTGATATGCACGCCCTAAAGGTATTGAAAAGGTTGCAGCAATACCAAAATTAATTCCTAGATTATCTTTATTAGCAGAGTAGTTTTCTTGATGATATAAAATTTCTCCAGCATTAGTTAAGTTTCCATTGTCATCAGTTGCCATGTTATATACTGGTGTTTCATATCTTAAATCTTGTGGTCGTTTTTGGTTATATGTAGTGGTTACAAACGGACTAATAGTTAGCATTGAGTTCTGGCAAACAACACCATTTCCAAATTGCGACTCTATAAGATTACCCTGTAACACTTGCACTGCTTGATTGGACACTGATGAACTAGATTGTGCTACTGGAGCCGCAGTCGATGAAGTGTTTGCTAAAACTGGTTGTCCAAAAAGACTTGCTATTACTGGGAGAACACTGTAGTAGTTTCTGTGACGCTTTCGCTTGTTATTTGTCTTGTAACGTCTGTTATTCGGCTTACTGAGGGCTGCTTGTACACCTCTGAAAATTGAAAGGCTGATCCGTTTGTCGTTAGTGAAAAGTTTGCTTTGTTGTCTAAATCTACTTGCTTCCATGTATAGGTTTCACCATTTAAAGTAGTTTGTAAGTCAGTATATTTCGGACTAATGCTACTGTCAGCACTGACCCCAGTTCCTGTAACGCTGTAAGTCGATCCTGAGAACTCAACGGTTTTGATTTGTTCGTTAATATTTGTAGTTGTTCTAGTTGTGGAAAATGAACTGCCCTGCGAAAAATTAGGCACAACAGGGATTGCATACAGTGGGTTAGATACAAATAAAACAAGTAATCCAAACCATTTCATTAATCTAGAATACTCAACTCTGTGACAAATTGACCGATACAAGTTGTACCAGCACCGCCAGCAGTACAAGTATTGGTGTTATTAGATAACACAGTACCAGCTAAAGTTCCAGCAACTCCACCACTGTAGGTGGTTGTCTTTGCTAAGACAGGTAAATCAGGAATTACACCCGCAGAAACGTCAACACCAGAACCGACTGCATATAAAGCATCTCCACCAATAAATGACTCTTGGAAAGAATATGCTGCCCCTGCTGTATTAATGTCGTATGTTCCAGCGTCTAAAGTCGCTGCTGCGGTTGCACTTGCTGGTGCTACTAATTTACCAAAATGATCGTCAGCAGATGCAACTTTAATATTTGAACCCGATACGCTATATGTACTAGCACCACGTTCAGCAATGGTATATGCTCCATCAACTGTAATTTGCGTTGAGCTAGTCATTTTATGCATTAAATCTGCATGGGCTGCTGGCATTAGTAATGCTGCAAGTAATAAAAACTTTTTCATTTTTTGGATGAATTAGGGTCAACAATTTCCGCACCAATGATTTTAATTGGTGTTTCTATTCTAACTGTTTGGTACGATCCTGACTGTGACGCTAGTAACGCTTCTACTTCTTTCTTGTTTAATGGCTTTTCGTCAGGTTTAAAAGTACCATCTCCACGTTTCTTTGCACCTTCTAAACCAAAAGAAGCTAATGCACCTGTTAACAAACTTGCTGGAAAAGTTATATCTTTTGGTTCGTTACTGTAACCAGGTAAAGAAATGTAGTTAAGGGATACTATGAAGCCACTCCAAGCAACAACACTGAGCCTGACGATTACAGATATAAAAGCTAATTGCTCTTCTTTATCAGTAATGTTTTCCTTCAGTTTTTGGAGTGGCCCTTTCTTTTCTTCTGCCATAAATAGTTTTATTAGTCATACTAGACATAATTAAGGATTTAAGCAAATGACAGAAGTACAGGCAGCTTTACTAGGAGCAGCAGCTACCGCATTTGTCATGGTGTTGTCAAACATGAGTAACCGTAGAGAACGTACCATAATAGATATTTACAACAGATTAAACCAGTTATCGCAAGCGGTTAGCAGATTAGAAGGTCAAAACCGATAATATTTGGTATCGTTAGAATACATAACATAAGTAAATGTTGAAAATTTTAAAACCTATACTACTTACATTTCTTTCTTCTTCTGCTTGTAAGGATTTAATTATTAGTCTTTTAAAGGAAATTTGCAAAAAAAGTTCTAATGATCTTGATGATAAAGCTGTTTTATTTTTGGAACAGCAATTATTTCCAAATAGAAAAATTAGCAGTTTACCTAGATAGCACTTGCGTTAAGTGTAAATATAAATTACTTTTGGTATGCCTATGATATGCAAAGCAGTAGGCAACTTAAACCCTTTAGATGGATTCCCCTAAGGGGTTTTTGTATGTCGAGAGATCGCATTACACGCTAGTTCTATACCTGCATTGCAATCTGTAACTGTCATGTCTAATAGAGAAGATGAGAGGGCTGTATAAAACAACCCTGACGCTGCTAACATCATTAGTAAATTTTGCATTAAATACCTTTTGGTGTTGTGTATATTTAGTATTACTTAAGGGTATACCCCTGTCAAGTAATTAAAATATTCACAGGCAACCAATACCTTCATTTTATTAATCTTGCAAACTGTTCTACTGTCATAACAACACGCCAATTACCACCCCTAAATCTAATCATTGTCATTGCATAATCTACACCCGCATTTTTTCTTTGTTGTTCCACTTCTCTAGGTTTTACTAAACATGCTGCTGATTTATTCTGCCAATCTGCAACCTGTATACAAAAATTTGGTATTCCAACTAAATCGCCTTTATCATTATCCTGACCTGCACCAAATCTTCTTTCTACTTTATATTTTGTTTCAGTACTTAATACATCTGCTGCCTCTCTTTCTGCTTTATCACCTTTGTTTTTTTGTGGGTTCATAATAACTCCTTTTGTTTCCTTTTTTGTGCATTTATTGCAAGTTCAATTGTCCTATGTGTACCACACGTATATGATTTATTATTAATAAAAACATTAGCTTTATATTTGCCATCTAAATCTTTATAAATTCCAGAATAACCAGTTTTATTATTTTTATATAAATTTTTGTTATTATTATTTTCTTTTGTTGTAACTTTTCTCAAATTATCAATCCTATTATCTAATGTGTTTTTATTTATATGATCTATATCAAAATCAGTTGGATTATCATTTTTGCATAAATAATAAATTATTCTATGTTCTGCATATTGTTTTCCGTTTACACCAATAAATTTATAAATTAAATTACCGCTTTTATGTAAAGTACCTTTAACTTTATTACCCTTTTTAATCCGGTTATTTATAACATCTATATTCCATATTAAATATCCATCTATATGATATGTAAATTTATTTTGAATAATATCTAAAGATGGTAGTGGTAGTTTATTTTTTTTCATTTTTCTAATTCTTGAATTTTCTTTTTTAGTGCTTCATACTCTACTAAATATTCCTTAGTAGCAAATTCTGATTTATGGTTAAACATATAACGATCACTTAAAGCACCTAATTGATTATGTAGATCATCTATCATTTTTTGTTTCTTATCTTTAAATTCTTTTGTTAATTCGTCTTCTTTTGGGTTCTTAGTCCAATCAGCAACTAAATTAAGCAATTCTTTAACCCTTTTAAATGCCTGTTCTACTCTTTCTGTTGTTTTCATCTCATCGCCCATGTAAAGCCAGTTTCTAATTTTACTGCTATACCTTCTTCTCTTTCCTGTTGTTGTTTGTCTTCAATAGCATTTATCATATCTTTTTTAAATTGATTTGTAGTATCACTATATTCCCACTTTTCTGGTTTACGTTTGCGTGTTGCCTTAACACCATCAATACTAAAAGAACTCATAATAATACCTTCTTGATAATATTTTTCTAATACCATCTTCTTCTCTGTAATTTGTGTTTCAAGTTCTTTTATTTGCAGTTGTGCTACCTTTATCTGCCTTAGTAATTGTTCTGGTTGTACGTTCATAATTAATAAAATCTATATTCTGGATAAAGGTCAGGCTGGTAATCATCAGGTAAATTTACTAACCATTCTAAATACATTTTTGCAGCGTTCATAATTTGTATATCATCAAACTTGGCTAACCATTCCTCTCGGTCAATTTGTTCTAGTTCTTCTTCAAATGACATAATTGTAAATTAATAAAGAACAACAGTTAAACAATAGTATGGGGTATACCCTAAAGTAATGCAACCCTAACTAAAACTTTACTTGTTTATTAAAGTATAAACCTCTTGCCTCCTCATAGTCATACATACATTCTGCTGGATTGTATTCTTGTGTTTTTATCCCATCAGGTGTTATGTAAATAATTCTACAAGTAAATAAAGTTATATCTGGATAGTTTTGATTTAACAAAGATACATATCCACCCATCTGTAAACTATGGTTCTTTTTTTTATAAACTGCTTGCGTTTTAAAATCTGCCAGACATAATACACCAGTATCTTTATGCTGCAATATCACATCACAACTACCTGCAATATCTCTTTTTCTATCTATCATACGTAACTCATTAACGACACATTCCCATGTATTCCACATTCTGTAATTTATAAGATGCTTAACCCATCCTGAAAATTCTTTTGCATATGCTAGTGCTAATGTTTCATCTTTTGTTTCGCACCATATTTGTACAGCCTCATGAATTGTTGTACCTCTAGCTGCTGCCTTTTCCATATTTTTACTAACAAAATCATTAGGTTTAATAACATCACTGATAGATCTTGATACATATTTTTTACGTTTTAAATCGTAGTATTTATGTGGTTCTGGTAAGAACTGTACAAATGGATCTTGTACAAGAATATTTTTAATATTATCCATCTATTACAGGATCAAAAGTTACTTTCCCTGTAATCTTATTTATATATTTTGGTAATTTATGTGTTGGTATAGAAGGTCTTGCACCATATTGTGTTTTTTGTATTCTTTTCCATTTTCCTGTACCAGTTTCTCTTTCATAGCCCATTGCTAAAAACCAACCATCAGGCGGTGTGTCTAAGTCTTGTACTTTTATAAGACCTTTACTAACCATTCTGTTTAGTGTTCTTCTCGCACTACCACCAAATAAAATATCCATTAGATTAAGTTCCCCATATCATCAAACTGTACAACCTTCTGGTTAGGGTGCGTAGCTGTTTGTTCTGGTTCTTTATTAAACCTGTTTATGCGTTGCTGTTGTTCTTCATAGTTACTAAGCTTTAAACCTTTCCAAGTACCTGCAAGAACCCCTGCATCTAACTGATCTTTTAAAACTTGTTCACCATACTTATCTATAAACTTTCTATATTCTGTAATTTGAAGTTTCCAAGCCTGTATCGATTTAGAACCTTTCTTAACTTTCCAGAAGTCTTGTATTAAGTCTTCTAAGTGTATTAAGTCTTCTGGTATTATCTTTTCTTGTTTTTCTTTTTTATTAATTTTTTCTTTTTGTTCTTTTGCTTCTAAACCCTTCTTGTCTAATTCTTTATCTTTATATATATATTGTGCCATATTATTTTCTTCTTTGTATTTCATTAAAATACCTAAAAGTATTAATTCGTTTATAAAAGCCTGTCTTGACAGGTGACTTGGCTGTATTTTTTTTACTTTTTCTGAAACGTTGTCATCTATTCGGGTACGTAATGGGGTCATTTTGGGTACGTAATGGGTTCTAATAGGGTTCAATATAGACCCTTTTTAGCCCATGTCAACAATCAATGTACTAGATATATTGAATTAAAACTTTACGAACACTATATATAATGTTATGTTTAGCACATAAGTCTACTTTGCTATGTCCAGTACATTAGCTGACAAGAATAGACGTACGAAAATGCTTAGAAATGAGTTAGCAGGGATAAATGACCCTTTTGAACTATTGGCAGAAGCATTAGTAGAAAACGAACGATTAAGACAGATTATTAACACCCATGATTGCCATAAGGGTAAACCATAGTTATACTAAGGCAAATATATAAAACAATTTGACAAAAGAAATAACAGCAGCCTTGTGTAAGTTTATGACAGAGGTGGGTACAATCGTAGAAACTGAAACTGCTAAAATTCCTACAAGAAATGGTAGTGGCTTTGAATATAAATATGCTGACTTATCTAAAGTACTTAAGGTTGTTAACCCTGCATTAGCTAATAATGGTTTATTTGTTTCTAACAGTACAAAAGTAGTTGATGGTCAAAATATATTAGTTGTTAGTATTTTTCATACATCAGGAGAAACTTTACCACCTAGTGAAATACTATTGCCAAAAGGTAGCCAATCTAATGATTTATATAATATTGGTGGTGCAATAACGTATTTAAGAAGATATTTATTATTAGCTAAATTAAATTTAAACGCAGGTATAAAAGATGATGATGGTGCTGTTTATAACAAAAAAGATAACGTAACACCAATAACAAAGAATAAAACTGTTGGTATGCCAACCATTCTTGATAAAGATACAAGAGATCATTACCTTAAAAAAGTTGGTGAACTTTATCTAAACAGTACTGATTTATATAAACAACTCACAGAAGCTATGTATGTAGAGTTTAGTTTTGATAAAAAATCAGGTAAATTTAGCGATTACATACAAGAACCAAAACACGTAACATACATACAAACTTGGTTAGATGCTTACGTAAATGACTAATGAACCT